CCATATGAACTTGGTCTTCACAAATACATTGACTATGAGTTACAATTTGACAAAGCTTTCCTTGAACCTGTTAAGGTTATTCTAGATTCTATTGGGTGGAATGTAGAAAAAGTTGTAAACCTAGAACTATTTTTTGGCTAATGGATTTCTTAAAAAGTATTGTAAAAGAGATTGGAGATGAGTACACACAACTCGCATCAAATATTGACGACACTGAAATCTATGTGGACACGGGTTCTTACATTTTTAACGGACTTGTTTCAGGGTCTATATTTGGTGGCGTATCTGGGGATAAGATTACTGCCATTGCTGGGGAGTCTAGCACTGGAAAAACTTTTTTCTCTCTTGCCGTCGTCAAGAACTTTCTGGATGCTAACCCTGATGGGTATTGTTTATATTTTGACACTGAAGCCGCTGTTAACAAGTCTCTACTCACAAGTCGTGGGATAGACCTAGAAAGATTCGTTGTGATCAATGTAGTTACCATCGAACAGTTCAGACAGAAAGCACTACAGGCAGTTGAAATCTATCTCAAGACCCCAGAAGATGAACGCAAACCTTGTATGTTTGTGTTAGACTCTTTGGGTATGTTATCCACAGAGAAAGAAATTAGAGATGCTCTTGATGACAAACAGGTTCGTGATATGACCAAGTCCCAACTGGTCAAGGGTGCATTCCGAATGTTAACTCTTAAACTGGGACAAGCTAAAATTCCAATGATCGTTACCAACCACACCTATGATGTTATCGGATCTTATGTCCCTACTAAGGAAATGGGAGGCGGCAGTGGCCTCAAGTATGCCGCGTCTACGATCATTTATCTCAGCAAGAAAAAGGAAAAGGATGGAACGGATATTGTCGGAAACCTTATCAAAGCTAAAACGGCCAAATCGAGATTAAGTAAGGAGAACAAAGATGTTACAGTACGCCTTTATTACGATGAGCGTGGTCTTGATCGATATTACGGTCTTCTTGAACTCGGTGAGATTGGAGGACTTTGGAAAAACGTTGCTGGTCGATATGAGATGAATGGTAAGAAAGTTTATGCTAAAGCAATCTTAAAAGACCCTGAAGAGTACTTTACACAAGAAGTTTTGGAGAAGTTAGATGAGATCGCAAAAGAACAATTCTCCTATGGTTCGAGTGTATGATGTAATTCCTAAAGAATTTTGTGACACATTGATTGATGCATTTGAGAACACTCAAGATGGTCATGAGTATATTAACAATGAGTATAAACCTTGTTTTACTCAACTCAACGTTAATCAACATCATCCAGAACTGGTAAAGAGTCTCGTCAACTATACACAGAAAGCGTATGGAATGTACTCAGTTGATGTGAAAAATCGATTCCTCCCTAGACTTAGATCTTTGGAGGAATTTCGTATCAAGAGGTATCTTCCAAATGGGGAAGAGAGATTTGAAGAACATGTTGACGTGGCAGATCATGCCTCCGCAAAGAGAGCTCTGGCATTTCTATTTTACCTGAATGATAATGATGGAGATACTCTTTTTACCTCTGAGGAGTTGTATATCCGACCAAGATCTGGTAAAGTATTAGTATTCCCTCCTACATGGGAGTACCCTCACGCTGGACTTGCACCCAGCACAACGAAGTATATTATGAGTACATACATTCACTATGGATAAAATTGAGTTTCTTGTTCTTCGTAGTCTACTTCACAATGAGGAGTATCTTCGTAAGGTTATTCCTTTCTTGAAAGATGAGTTCTTTGAAGATAGTGATCAGAGAATTGTATTTGATGAGATTTCAAACTTTGTCACTGAGTATAATAACGTTCCTACTAAGGAAGTTTTGACTATTGAAGTTGGTAAACGTAAGGATATCAATGAACAACAATTCAAATCTATCACTCATCTCATCAGTCATCTAGATGATGAACCTGCAGAGTTTGATTGGTTAGTAAATACCACTGAGAAGTGGTGTCGTGAACGGGCAATCTACCTGGCTCTAGTTGAGTCTATTGGTATTGCAGATGGACAGAGTAAGGAGAAGACAGCAGACGCTATTCCTTCTATCCTATCTGACGCATTGGCTGTTAGTTTTGATAATCACGTTGGACACGATTACTTTCAAGATTACCTAGAAAGATATGAACTCTACAATCGTAAAGAGTCAAGAATTGAATTCGATCTGGAGTACTTCAATAAGATCACCAAGGGTGGTCTTCCTAATAAGACTCTCAATATCGCTCTTGCTGGTACTGGTGTTGGTAAGTCTCTCTTTATGTGTCATGTCGCTGCAGGAGTTCTTCTTCAGAATAAGAACGTTCTCTATATCACGATGGAGATGGCTGAAGAAAAGATTGCAGAACGTATCGACGCTAACCTTCTGAACATAGACATTCAAGATGTTTCTGGAACTCCACAACAAATCTTTGAAACTAAGGTAAATAACTTATCCAAGAAGACTCAGGGAACCCTGATCATCAAGGAATACCCTACAGCATCTGCACATAGTGGACACTTTAAGTCACTTCTTAATGAACTTGCCCTTAAGAAGTCATTTAGACCTGACATTATTTTCATTGATTACCTTAATATATGTGCTTCCTCTAGGTATAGCAAAATGGGTAATGTCAATTCATATAGCTATATTAAGGCTATTGCAGAAGAACTTAGAGGACTCGCTGTCGAAGCAAACGTCCCTATCGTATCTGCCACCCAGACCACTCGTTCTGGTTTTGGTAGCTCTGACGTTGAGCTTACTGATACTAGTGAGTCCTTTGGTCTGCCTGCTACTGCTGATCTTATGTTTGCCCTTATTAGTACAGAGGAGCTCGAAGAACTGGGACAGATTATGGTGAAACAACTGAAGAATAGATACAATGATCCAACCATATACAAGAGGTTTATTGTTGGTATCGATAGAGCAAAGATGAGACTGTACGATTGTGAACAGTCTGCACAGAACGACGTACTTGACAATACCCGTGAGGAGGAGTATACTTATGAAGAGAAGCCTAAGAAGTCTTTCGATGGATTCAAGTTCTGAACTGACATTTATTGATCCACCACATATGTTTCAGATTTATGATCTGAATGGTGAAAAGTATTGTCAGTGTGGATGGCAAAAGGATGCAGAAAACTTATGTGAGATGCACCCTGGATTCTTCTTCACTAAGTTCTATCTTGGAGAAACTCCAAAGACAGTGGATGTCCCACACGTTACATTGGCTCCAGATCTGGAACTACCAATGCAACAAATTCTTCCTGAATCTCAACTAGAACCCCTTGATTTAAAATGACAGTAAACACTGAACGATACCTTGAGTTTGTAAATGGTGTCACATCTCAACCTAGTAAAGACAATGAAGCTTTCTTATATCGTATCCAAGAGCTCGAAGGTCAAGGATTTCATTCTGAAAGACTCCTTACTGCTGCAGTTGGTGCGTGTGCCGAGGCTGGTGAATTCACTGAGATTGTGAAGAAGATTGTCTTCCAAGGTAAACCTGTGACAGAAGAAAATCTGTTTCACATGAAGAGGGAACTCGGTGACATTATGTGGTATGTTGCTCAAGCCTGTATGGGACTTGATACTACTATCGATGAGATCATTGAGATGAATGTTGAAAAACTGGAATCTCGTTATCCTGGTGGATCATTTGATGTTCACCATTCCGAAAATCGTAAAGAAGGAGATCTATGATTAATGTTGAAATGGATGTGATGACTGCTATTGCAGTACGGTCTTCACTCTTTATCGATACAAAAGTTTATACATATGATGAGAGTTGTTGTCCTACTCGGGTGAAGAACCTTCGTAATGTAATCGTTGAACTTGACAAACAAATTGAAGAGGCATTGACAAATGAAGTTACTAACACTTGAAGATTACGAAAAGGCCGGAGAACATTTCTGGTCTAAGTACTGGTACGTTTCCAAAGAACTTGGTGAAGGTGCTAGAACAGAGGATATCCTGAAAGTTATGGAATCCCTTGGTGCAGTTGCCTTACAATTTAAAAAAGAGGAAGATAACGATGGCCCCTTCGGTTTTAACAAAAAGACAGATGAAACAGTTCAGGAAGAATGAGTCATTAGTAGACGATTGTTTCTATTGTTGGGAGACCCGATACGGTCTCTGGTCCACTAAAACAAAAGAAGATTATCAATACGATATTGGAATAACTGGTACTTCCAGAGATATCGTTGTTGATATGACTCGTTGGCATCTCAAACACCTTCAGGAAGGCACACTCGATAGTGTCAGTTGGGTTGTTGGTGATGCGTATGTTGGTGGAAAACTGTAGTGATTCATGATGTAGTTAGACTTGTTTCCATGTTGATCATGTTGTTCAACATTTGTAATAGCAATGACTTCAACAGGAAACAATGTTTGACTGATATGGATGTCTGGTTTTGGCCAGAAATTCAAAGAGCTTGGGATCTTTACACCGGAAAAGAGATTCCATATCAAGATGAATCTACCAAGTTATAAATAATGTATATAAGTTACATTAACGTGCCATGTCGGATATGAGTAACCTGTATCGTGCGTATTCCGCGGTACATAATGTAGAAATTAAAGAAGAACTCCAACAGAATAGAGATCTGATCAGTGAGATGAATATGTCTCAGGTTCTCCAGTCTGATCTGGTTGAAGTTTGTGAAGAGATTGTTGAAGGTCTGTTTCAGTATGGACTTGATCTTGATGGTGTTTCTGGTGTTATCTCCACACTTCTTGAGAAAGTTAGAGAAGGAAATTCAAACGAACTGAGAGAAGGTAAAATCGATCAGATTGCTGAAGCATTTGGTACAGTGGTTGATACTGTTACTAATAAAGCTGAGAGAAACTGTGAAGAAGAGTTCCTGTTGTATCGTAAGAACAAACCCTTGACTGAGAAGTGGAACAATAGAGTATCTCATGAAGTTGGTAACGCTAAACTTCACGCTTCCCTCATTCACGAAGATCGTCATCAGATCAAGTTTGGTTTGATTGAGATGATGTCTGACCTGATGGAGAAAGGAATGAATCCTGGATTTAAAGCCTATCTTGAAAAGCAAAAAGCCAAGAAAGGTAAGGGTGGTGATGAGAAAGAAGGTAAGTCAGAAGGTGGTGGAAAACCAGACTTCCTTGATCTTGATAAAGATGGGGACAAGAAAGAACCCATGAAGAAAGCAGCTAAGGAGAAGAAAGACGTAAAAGAAGCTAGAATGGCTGGTGAATCTCCTAAGGAGTATGCATCCAGAATGACTAAGAAGTTCTCTGGTGGTAAGTCAAAGTCTTATGATCCTATGAAGGATAAGTCCTTCGATCATGATGAAGCTGAAAAGACCAGAGGTCAGTCTGGTAAGTTCTCCAAAGAAGAACTGGAAGCCATCCAAGCTAAAGTAGATTCCTGGGAAGACTGATCCATGACGAGAGACGTATTCCAATACTTCAAGCAAGTAAGGTCTCTCCAAGAAAGTAAAGGAGCTGAGAAAGCAGCAGAGCTTGGTTATCAACACCAAGCTCGTGGTGTTTATCTTGACCCAAGAACTCAGAAGAGATACAAGAATACTGGCGACAAGTTGGAGCCTATTGTTGACAAACCAACTGCCGATAAGGATGCTGGTCAACAACAAGATCCAAAATCACTGAATCAATTCAGACAAGATGCCACTGGTGGTCAACAACCACAGGCAGAACCTACTGCACTCCCTCAGATTCCTGATGGATTGACTGATAAAGAGTTTGCCGATGCAAAGGCAAAAGAAGCTACTGGTGGTAGAGAGGTTTCTGCTGCTAGAAAGAAGTTCATCGATAAGGCAATAGCAACTCAGGTTGCCATGATGAAACAACCTGAAGAACCAGCACCTGAGGAAGAAGGAGACGAGGAAGTTCCAGCAGGACTTGATGATCTTTTAGGTGATATTCGTGGTGAAGGTGAACCAGAACAGAAAAAGGTAGAAGATTTCCCCACAATAGATGATAAGATTGCTGAAAAAGATGAGGAATTAGACGATCTTGATGATGATGAAGCCTTTGAATATGAGTATGACAAGTTCCAAAAAGAACTTGAGACTACCATGAAGGAGTTGAATGATCGTCAACGTAAGATGATGGAGAAGAAATTTGGTAAGTTCCAAGAAAGTCTGAAGAATATTCCTAGTGCAACTGATAAGAAGTCGTTCTTGGCATCGATGGCACATGCAAAGACATTCGAAGGTAGAGTGAACGCAGGTGCTGGAAAGAACAACCTGGGATACGCTGATGTTCAGAATTTGATGGCCAATCGTGACAGATTGATTGAAGGATATGGTGATGGATCACCAGAACAGATCAAAAAGTTTGTTGATTCTGTCCGTTCAATCGAAGTTTCTGATGATTTTGTTGATACATCCTTTGATCTTCTCCCCGAAGACTTCAAGAAATCACTAAAAGGTAAGGGTCAAGTCACCAATGACAAGTATGTGTCTGATGATAAGGCACATAAAGACATGCATTATCTTGGTAAAGATAAGGATGGTAATGTGAAACGAGGTATGGCCAGCACCAATGATAGAGCCAAGTTGATGTGGAGAATCTACCTGGAACAGGGTGGTCGTGATGCCTATACTGGTCTCCCACTTGACATTCAGTCGATGGATTTGGAACATGTTCGTGGTTTCAACAACAAAGATGGTGGAAAACCAGGTAAAGAAGAGTGGGAACAGAGAGAAAATGATGATAACATGACCCTTATCAACTCTAATATCAACCAAACAAAGGTTGATTTGTCAATGAAGGACTTCTTTGAACAGAGAGTTGATCCAAATAAGGATAAAACTGAAGATCAGTTCGGTGGTATTGAGAAGTTATTTGACAAACAGAATGAAATTATGAGTGTTGGGGAGGAACTTTCCAAAACACTTCTGGGTGAAGGTGGTAAAGGACTTGGTGATCAGGTAACCAAAGAACTTCTGATTGAACACTTTGGTGGTGATGATACCAGGTACAATGATCTTAGGGAAGAGTTCCGCAAAGTGGCCACTGATGAAAAAGATAAGAAGAAAGCCAATGGAATGAAGTCTAAGATGGGTAAAACACTCCTGAAAGCCACTGGTTTGGCTCGTGGTATTCAAGATCCATCAGGTAGAAGAACTGTTGCACTCCAAGAAAATGTGTATCGTGGGTTCTTGCAGTCTATGGCAGGTGCAAAACCAGCAGATAGACAGGCATATATGGATGGTTGGGCACAAGCTATCAAGGCAGGAAATACAGAGAGAACACCAAAGGCAGTGAATAGAACACTGATTGAACTGGGACTGATTGATCAAGACATCTTGGACGATCGTAAAGCTGGCCGAGTATTCCGTGAAGATGTGGAGTGGTATAGTAGAATGAACGGGAAAAATATGATTGATAGATTGAAAAGATCATTAAGAGATCCCATCTGACTTGACAGAAGGGTGTGAATCGGTTAAAATTGTCGTGTCGTATTCAGGTATTTGATGAAGGTTACTCAGAGACTCTCCCATGTTGAGGAAATTGAGTTGTGCAAGTCTGCTCAAAGTGGTTGTGAAAAGTCTTTAGAACGAATGGTTACAAGTAATCTTGGTTTAGTTTCTAAACTTACCAAGAAAATGTACTATAAGAACGAACAATATTCCTTTGAGGATATGTTCCAAGAGGGTGTCATCGGTCTGATGAAAGCCATTCGTAAGTTCAATCCAAAAGAAGGTTGTAGGTTCTCTACCTATTCTTATTACTGGATTTATTGTTATGTGAGTAAGTTTCACACCAATCACTATGGTAAAGTTCGTATTCCTTCTCATATCAAGGAGAAACTTCGTAAGTTAGAGAAGACAAATCCCGAAGAACACACGAAACTGAAGGGTTCTTTACCCTTTGTGATGTCTATGAACAAAGTTATTGGTGAGGGTTCTACTCTAGAAGACGTAGTTTCTGATGATTATTACACAGAACTGGACTGTGAACTGGAGGTTGTCAAGGATCAAATGAAAGAAGTTCTCACTGAACGTGAGTATTCTGTGATGTGTCATCGTTATGGTCTGGACGGTTTTTACTCCAAGTCACAACGTGAATGTGGTAAGATCTTTGGTGTAAGTTACGCTATGATTCATCTGATTGAGAAGAAAGCTATGGGAAAACTGAGGGAACATTTTGTTTCCTAAATATTTCTATGGATAATATTGTCAGATGAGAGACTTTTTTAACTTTTTATCAGAAGCAAGAAAGACAAGAGCATCAGAAAAAGCTAGAAAGTTGGGTCTTACCTCTGATGGTAAGGGTAACTGGGTAGACCGTGGTGGAAATATAAAGGCTAGAACACAAGGTGGAGAACTTGTATTCGTCGATAGTAAGCAGGCATCTAGAGATGAAAGAGATACAGAAGATAAAGAAGTAAGAAAAGACACAGAAGCCAGAGCATCACAGGCATCATCTGTTGATCCTGAAGATGAGGGTGAAGAAGAAGAAGAAGAGGGTAGTAGTAAGACTGGAGAGACAATCACTCTGGTATTTGGTAGATTTAACCCCCCAACTATTGGACATCAGAAACTTTTAGACTCTGCAAAATCTATTTCTGATGGTGATCTGAAGATTTATCCTTCTAGAACTTATGATCCTAAGAAGAATCCTCTAGATCCTAACCAGAAAACATCTCTAATGAAGAAGATGTTCCCTGATCATGCCAAAAATATTGTCAATGATGAAGGTGTCAAATCAATTTTTGATGCTCTAAAGTTGGCAAACGATGAAGGATACTCTAATGTTCAGATTGTAGTTGGTTCTGACAGAGTTGCTGAGTTTGATAGTCTGGCTCAAAAATACAACGGTGAGTTGTATAATTTTGAGAACATTGAGACTGTGTCTGCTGGTGAAAGAGATGCAGAAGGTGAAGGTGTAGAGGGAATGTCAGCCTCTAAGATGAGAAAAGCAGCTTCTGAGAACGACTTTGAGACCTTTAGAAGTGGTATTCCTGATACTGTAGATGATAAAACAGCGAAGAGTATCATGAATACTGTTCGTAAAGCCATGCAAGTCACCACAGAATCGTGGAGTTTGTGGGAGATTGCACCTAAGTTTGATTGGAGAAACCTTCGTGAGAACTATGTGACTGGTAAGATCTTCAACATTAACTCTATTGTTGAGAACCTGAACACAGGATTGATTGGTAAGGTGATCCGTAGAGGAACCAACTATCTGATCTGTGTGACAGAAGATAATATGATGTTCAAGTCCTGGGTAAAAGACCTGAAGGAGTATTCAGAGGTAAAAATGGACTCTAAAGAGAGATCTCCTGGGAAACCTAACACTCTGGCTGGAACAAGTGGATACTTTAAGCATGTTGCAAGTATGACTCCTGGGTTTGAGAAGGGTGATGAGACTAATCTTCAGGCCGGTGGGAAGCCATATAAGGGATATGATATCAAGAACTTCATAAATAAGAATAAGAAAAAGTAGTTTTGAGACATGAATAACCCTCTTAATGAGTTGTCCACCGTCTACAACAAAAGTATTGCAGGTGACGATAAGAAGAAGGCAAAGGTAAAGGCTGAAATGCTTCCCCAAGGTGATACTCCTATGGGTGGTGATGGTGCTCGTCCTGGTAAAAATACAAAGGCATATGTAGAACCTATGTCTTATGAGGGTTATGCACCTGGTGATGTGGATCAGAAAGTTGGTGCTGTAACTCCTATCCCCAAGGATGAAAGAGAGGCAGCCAAGGCAAGAATTCTCGCTAAGGCTAAAGCAAAGAGAGCCATGAAGGAACATGTCTCTTGGAGAGATGAACTTCGTGAGTATGTTGGAAGTGTGGCAGACAATAATAATATGGTCAAAACTTCACCTAAGAAAGATACCGAAGCTGCAAAAGAAATCAAAGAGAAGAGCATTACGAACAAGATCAAGATCAATCCTCCTCAAGGTGTGACTGAAGGATTTGAACAACTTGGTGGTGTTGTTGTAGAGATGTATGAACTAACTGAAAAGATTGACCTGAAGAAGGCAGATATGGGTGAAGTTATTAAGGACTTCCGTAAGTCTGATGCTCCTCAGTTCAAAGGTAAGTCAGACAAGAAGATCCAAAAGATGGCTATTGCAGCCAAACTTGAGGCTGATGAGGCATATGATATGTCTAATGCACCTTCTATCAAGGATGCCAAACCAGTCAAGAAGATCAACGTAAAGTATGATTCAAAGATGAAGGTTATGGCTCCTCAGATTAACAAAGAAGAATCTGAATCAGAATCAGAGAAAGAAAAGAAGAAGAGAGAAATGTTGGCTAAAACCAAAGAACATGATGGCCAACATGATGGTAAGATGGCTAGTGAAGAAATGTCTGTGAAAGATCAGATGGCTTTCTCTAGAGAGTACAATAGGAAGAGGAAAGAAGGTCTACTTCCAAAACGTCCAGCTGCAAAACCTGTGGCGAACACGGATACTAGATCTCCCGCCGAAAAGATGGCAGATGCTTACGCATCTCCTCGTAAAGGACCAGGTGGTGCTACTAGAGCAGACTGATGTATCGTCAAGTAGATTCTGATTATCAGAGATACGATAAACAAGAAAAACAATTTAAGAAAGATGATGAGAGGATGAAACTTGGTAAGAGTTTCGATGGTTACATGGATCAGGAATCACTTCGTAGGGGTGAAGTGAGAAAGTGGGATAAGAGACTCAATAAATATATTTCAAATAAAGACTGATTCATATATAGTCTAGACGCACTATTACTATGCTTTCATTCTTACTTCCACTTGCATCGAAAATTATCTCTGATGCAGTTGCTAAACTTCCTGACGATGAAGAACTTGGTGAGAAAATGGTTGAGATCTGTCTTGTTATTCTTGCTAAGGCAGTTAAGTTGACCAAAACTGATATGGATGATCAACTTCTTGAGGTTGTTACTAAAGCAATCAAAGCAAGAGAAGAGTGATTTACCGGGAGACACTCGTCTCCTTTTTTTATAAATATTTACTAGCATAAACATTTCATAAGGCAATCATGGCACTTTGGGGAAACAATGACGCTTTGGACTCCGGGGGCACAGTTTCCCTCAACTACTCCACTCGCGTTGTAACTGGTTCGGGAACTAGTTTTGGAGCAACTGACAACCCTGGTGAGGGAGATGTCATCAGATTTGGAGACAGATCTGGCACATACTTTGGTGATGCAGTAATCGTCACTGTAACATCTGCAACTTCTGTAACCATCGGATCTACTGTTGGACTCAGTGGAGTTGCTATTGCTGCTACAGCATACACCGGAACACAATGTCCAAAATCACTTGTTCTTGATCACAATTATAGTCAACTTAATAGTGACAAAGATACATTCGCATACGGTGTAGCAGAAGCCGGTACAGAAGTTGCAACAGCCACTGAGTACAAATTGTCCCACGGTGGTTGGGTTGGTGTTACTACCTACAACGATAGTTCAGGTAACCTGAGAGTTAAGTCTGAAACTCTGGTAGCTATGTCTGGTATCACCACTGGTAACGTACCTGCTTATCCCCCTCAGCAGTTCTGATTAAATTAAATGTATATTAATGAATTGAATGCAGATAACTTTCTTATCTTCGCTATTAAAAACTATGAGAACCCCGAAGCAATAACGGTTGAGGACTTTGAAAAAGACCTCAACCACTTTCGCTATATCAAGAGACTTCTTAAGAAGTATAAGAATACTGGGGATCTAAAGATACATTTGTTGATCAATCACTTTATTATTCTCTACAATATTTTTGGAGATGCAACAACACCAATGTTGTTCTTCAAAATTGAAAAAGAATTGTGGCCATGTGTAAAATCTTTTGTGATGTTTCTGGATAGACTTCCTGAATATCCAAGATCATATATTCATGATATGGAAGAAGATATTCATTGTTTACAAGAACTCAAGAGGATTTCTGATGGATAGTCGTAAACTGAAAAGGATTGTTGACTTCATCAGAGAAGAGATGATGACAACCGGAAGCACTGCTTCAAAACCTGGTTTCAGTAGCAAAGCTGACGCTAAGGGTCCAACTGCTGGTTTCGATCCTCTTATGAAAAAGAAACCAATGAAGAGATACATCTACCAAAAAGGTTTAAGGAAGAACTGGAAAAATGGATGACTCAGTTAAACTGGCTATTGTGGCACAGAAGGTGGAAGACCTAAAACCAATTATCTTCAAACTAGATGCAACCATTGAGAAATTAAGCGAGGTAAATACAACAGTTAGTAGAATGCTCGCGGTTCATGAAGAGCGCTTATCAAAGTCAGAAGAAATTGACAGTGTATTATTTACAAAGATTGACGAACTCCGTGATAAAATGGACAGGGATCATCACGACGTGCTGTCAAGATTACAGGGATTAGAGAAGAAGGTGTGGATAGGTATTGGAATTGTTGCAACAATAAGTTTTGTAATTAATAATCCTTGGGTGTCCTTGTCCAAAACAACAGAACCTGTTACAATAGAGTCTAGTTACTCCTTATGACATGGATTTTATTGATGTTAAGTACATCAATTTGATTTCATCCAGACTGCAGAAATTCAAGAAAGTCAAACCCAACCTGTTCAACTGTCGTTGTCCTATCTGCGGTGACTCTCAGAAGAACAAAAGCAAGGCACGTGGATATTTCTATCAGATTAAAAACAACACAAACTACAAGTGTCACAACTGTGGTGTGAACATATCTCTCAACAATTTCCTGAAAGATATTGACCCACAAACACAAAAACAATATGTGTTTGAAAAGTTCAAAGGTAATAATACTGGGAAGAACTTTACTACAGAAGACCCTGAAGATATCTTCTCTAAATTAGATTCATCTAAACCTGTCTTCAAGAAGAAGATTACTTTAGATCTTCCTGATGCTTTTAGTGTAGATAAGACAAAATATTATCTGGAAAGTCGTGCCATACTTTCTGGAAAGTTTTACTATGCAAAGAACTTCCAAGAGTTTGTGAATACAATTAAACCAGGAAGTTTTGGACACCCTGAGTTTGGTGAGGAGAGAATTGTCATCCCACTTATCAAAGATGATAGATTGATTGGCCTTCAGGGTAGAGCCCTCTCTACAAACCCTGTTAAATACTTAACCACAATGTTGGATGACGACGCACCCAAGATTTATGGACTCGACACAGTTGACACAAAACAACCCATCTATATTATCGAAGGACCCTTCGACTCCACGTTCGTGGAAAACAGTGTTGCTATGTGCGGGGCCGATGTTGATGTTGGGTCGTTTGGTTGGAGCGATTATATTTGGGTTCTTGATAACGAACCACGTAACAGAGAAATCGTCAACCGAATCTCCAAAACAATCGATAGAGGAGATAAGGTAGTCATATGGCCATCCAACATAAGACAAAAAGATATCAACGATATGGTCCTATCTGGATATAATGTTCTAGATATCATCAAAACAAATACCTATCAAGGATTACAAGCAAAACTTAAATTCACAACCTGGAAAAAGATATGAGTAACGGTACAAAGGTTAAGAAGAGGGACGGGAGAGTTGAGTCTCTTGACTTAGATAAGATGCACCTGATGGTAGAAGAGGCATGTGAAGGTCTCTCTAATGTGTCTGCCAGTCAGGTTGAGATGACATCTGGGATTCAGTTCTACGATGGAATCACCACTGCTGAAATTCAAGAGATCCTTATCAAGAGTGCTAGTGATCTCATTGACCTTGACCATCCAAACTATCAGTTCGTAGCAGCCAGACTCCTTCTATTCTCTCTCAGGAAGTCTCTGTATGGAGGTAGAAGGGAGATGCCAACGTTGATTGATCATATCACTGAGTTGGCATATGATGGACATTACGACAAGGATATTTTTACCAAATACTCCAAAGAAGAGATTGAGAAGGTTGAAACTTTCATTGATCATGGTCGTGATTTCCTATTCACATATGCTGGATTACGACAGGTTGTGGATAAATACCTAGTACAAGATAGAAGTGTCAATAAGGTATACGAAACACCTCAGTTTATGTACATGTTGATCGCTCTGACGATCTTCCGTGACTATCCTAAGGAGACAAGACTGTCCTACGTCAGAAGATATTACGATGCCATCTCCAAACACAAAATCAACATCCCAACACCAATCATGGCCGGGGTCAGAACACCTCTTCGGCAGTTTGCGTCTTGTGTTCTGGTTGACGTTGATGACTCCCTGGATAGCATTTTTAGTAGTGATATGGCCATTGGCCGTTATGTCGCACAAAGGGCTGGTATCGGTATCAACGCTGGGAGGATCCGTGGCCTCAACGCTAAAATCAGGGGTGGAGAAGTACAGCACACTGGCGTTGTTCCTTTCCTTAAAAAGTTTGAATCAACTGTACGATGCTGCACACAAAATGGGATTAGAGGTGGATCCGCCACAGTGCACTTCCCAATCTGGCACCAAGAAATCCAAGACATCATCGTCCTAAAGAACAATAAAGGTACAGAAGATAATAGAGTAAGGAAACTTGACTACTCCATTCAGGTTTCAAAACTTTTCTACGCACGTTTCATTCAAGATGGAGAGATTAGCCTCTTCTCACCACATGACGTACCAGGTTTGTATGAAGCTTTTGGTACTGATAAGTTTGACGAGTTATATGTTTCTTATGAACAAGACGAGTCTGTTCCTAGAAAGACTGTCAAGGCACAAGAACTGATTCTGGATATCCTGAAGGAGAGAGCAGAGACTGGTCGTCTGTATCTGATGAACATTGACCATTGTAACTCTCACTCCTCCTTCAAAGATAAGGTAGAGATGTCTAACTTGTGTCAGGAGATTACTCTTCCTACATATCCCCTCCAACACATCGATGACCTGGTTGGTGAGATTGCCCTGTGTATTCTCTCTGCAGTCAACATTGGTAAGATCAGAGACCTAGATGAACTAGAGGACCTCTGTGACCTTGCTGTAAGGGGTCTAGACGAGTTGATTGACTATCAAGACTACCCTGTGAAGGCTGCGGAGATTGCAACTAAGGCACGTCGTTCACTGGGTATTGGGTTCATTGGTTTGGCACATTATCTGGCTAAAAATGGATATAAGTATGATGATCAAGAAGCTTGGGATGCAGTCCACGAACTAACTGAATCCTTCCAATACTACCTAATCAAGTCCTCCAATCAATTGGCAAAAGAGAAAGGTTACTGTGAATACTTTGGACGTACCAAGTACTCTGATGGAGTTCTTCCTATAGATACATATAAGAAGGAAGTTGATGAGATTGTAGAACCAAACTATCGTCATGATTGGGAAGCTCTTAGAACTAGTGTTCTGGAACATGGACTTAGGAACTCAACATTGTCGGCACAGATGCCATCGGAAAGCAGTTCCGTTGTGTCAAATGCAACCAATGGGATCGAGCCTCCTCGTGGATATCTGTCCATTAAGAAATCAAAGAAGGGACCTCTTAAGCAGATCGTTCCGCAATATTCCACACTGAAGAACAACTACACACTTCTGTGGGATATGAAAGATAATGGCGGGTATATTCGTATCGTATCTGTCATGCAAAAGTTCTTTGATCAGGCCATCAGTGGTAACTGGAGTTATAACCCAGAGAACTACCCTGACAATGAGGTTCCTGTTTCCGTAATGGCTAATGATTTCCTAACTACATATAAGTATGGTTGGAAGACTTCATACTATCAGAACACTAACGACCTCAAGTCTGATGAAGTTGAAGAGTCACCATCATCTGAAGTAGAATCGTTGTTACAAGATCTATCAAACCTAGAGGAGGGAGAGTGTGAATCCTGCGCAGTCTGATTACAATTTTAAGGTTTCACCCGTTAATGGAAAAGATGTAATGAATGAAGTGAAAGGAATGACGGTGTTCAACACCGAGGTTCACGACTACAAGAAACAACCAATGTTCTTCGGAAAACCTCTGGGAGTCCAGAGGTATGACTCTTACAAGTATCCTGTCTTTGAGAAACTAACCACTCAACAACTGGGATACTTCTGGAGACCAGAAGAAGTATCACTACAGAAAGATCGAGGGGACTATCATTCACTTCGTCCAGAACAAAAACACATCTATACTTCCAACCTGAAGTATCAGATCATGCTTGACTCTATTCAGGGTCGTGGTCCTGGTATGGCATTCATTCCATACTGTTCACTGCCTGAACTAGAAGCATGTATGGAAGTGTGGGGATTTATGGAGATGATCCATAGTCGTTCATACACTTACATCATCAAGAACGTCTACGCTAATCCTGCAGATGTTCTGGATAAAATTGTTACTGATCAGAAGATTCTGGACCGTGCCAAGAGTGTAACTGAATCCTATGATGACTTTATTAACAGTGCTCATCAGTGGGACACTGGCAATATGTGGCGTGAAGAATTCAGAGGTTCACCTACATCAGAGTGGGAGATTAGAGATGTCAAAAGAAAACTCTACAGAGCAGTCGCTAACGTCAATATACTGGAAGGGATACGGTTTTATGTTTCTTTTGCTTGTAGCTTTGCTTTTGGTGAACTTAAACTCATGGAGGGTTCTGCCAAGATCATCTCCCTTATTGCAAGAGATGAGAACCAACATCTCGCAATAACTCAGAACATCCTAAACAGATGGAAACAAGGTGATGATCCAGAGATGGCTCAAATCGCCAAGGAAGAAGAAGAGTGGGTATATGCAATGTTTGATAAGGCCGTGAACGAGGAGAAGGCTTGGGCTGACTACCTGTTCAAGGACGGTTCCATGATTGGTTTGAATGATACACTTTTGCAACAATATGTTGAATGGGTCGCCAATCGTCGTATGAAGGCGATAGGATTGAAACC